TAAAGAAGGTAAGGTAAAAGGCTTTTCAATAGAGGGTTATTTTGCTGACAAGTTAGAAAGACCAAACGAACCTAATAATCTATCTAAAATGGAAGATGAATATTTATTAGAAGAATTAAAAGAACTGCTACAGGAAGAAAACTTAGAATCATATTCTGATTATCCTGATAGTGTTTCAAATAATGCAAAACGTGGTATTGAACTTAACGAAAAAGTAAATAATAAATGCGCTACACAAGTTGGAAAAGTAAGAGCGCAACAGTTGGCGAAAAAAGAAGCAATTACAGTAGAAACAATAAAAAGAATGTTTAGCTATTTATCACGTGCAGAAGAGTATTACGATGAAGGTAATTCAGAAGCGTGTGGTACTATATCTTACTTATTGTGGGGTGGAAAAGCAGGATTACGATGGGCAGGTTCTAAACTACGTGAATTAGACCTATTAGAAGCTGATTTAAAAGAACCTTGTCAAGCAGGATATGAAATGATAGGTTTTAAAATTAAAAACGGAAGAAGAGTACCTAATTGCGTACCAATAGACTAATGAGAAAATACAAAGAAAGAAATCCAAGTCCACAAAACGATAAAAGAGCGTGTATGTGCAAAGATGGTAGTTACTCACGAAAGTGTTGTGATGGTAGTTATCAAGCACAAGGTATTGGAGATATAGGTTCACACGACCCTACACCATATCAAGGGTATAGGATAGCAGGATGTGGTGATTCACACGAACATAACGTACACTATCACGGAACACTTACAGTAGGAGCAGTATATTACATAGTATTAGAAAACGGTCATACAGGATGCCATACTATACTTGAAGAGAAAAACTCTGAAGGAATACATATAAATACTGCAACCCTATATGATGATTGTGATGCTTGTACAGCAGCAAATTAAAAATATAACAAAACGTTAAATATATTATTATAATAAAAAAGAGAATATGAAACCAAGCGTACAAAAAATACTAACTAAGTTAAGTCAAGAAAGAGTAGATTTATTTACAATTTCAGAAGCAAAAAATATATTAAAATATGAAGTTTGGGAAGATGTTAATAAAAGTAGGGGTATTCTTGGTGGTAATATAGAAGATTTAAAATCTTTTGACAAAAAAGATAGTTTAGAAAGAGATGCTTTAAAAGAAAAACAAAAAACAGAATTTGATAATTTCTTAAAAAATCAGGAGCAAAAAATAAATAAAATTGTAAATAATTTGGATAGCGAACTTAAACAAGCTAAAAGTTTAATTAAAGAAATCGATAAAAATATTCAAAAAAACAAAAATATTGTAAAACAATTTGAAAAAGAATTAATTGATATGGAAATAAAGCCATCATCAAGTAAATTATTTCAAGAAGTAGAAGCGGCAGTATCTTTATTAGATACAGATAAGAAAAGAATGCAACAGGCAATAGATTTTGTTGAAAATGATTATTTATACAAAACCAATAAGTAAAAACACAACAAACTAATTACTAATTTATTGTAATATTATATGAAAGCAACAGATATGTTAAACAAAGTAAAAGAACTTGTTGGGGTAGAATTATCCGAAGAAGTTAAGTTGGCTCAAGCCACACTAGAAAACGGTACTGTTATAGAAAGTGAATCATTTGAAGCGGGAAGCGAAGTATTCATTATAACAGAAGATGAAAAAGTAGCTTTACCAATCGGAGAGTACAAACTTGAAGATGGAGAAACTTTAGTCGTAGAGGAAGAAGGAATCATTGCATCAGTAGGTGCAGTTGAAGAACCTGCCGAAGAAGAAGAAGTTGAAGCAGCAGAAGAAGAAAAGGAAGAAATGGAATACGCTACCAAAGCTGAACTTTCTGAAATTAAGGCAATGATTGATGAAATCAAAGCAATGATTGAACCTAAAGAAGAAATGAGCGAAGAAGTAGTAGAAAATACTATTAAATCAGAAGAAACAACAACCAAAACGGTTTACGCATCAGAAGAAGAAGAATTATCTGCTGAAACACCAGTAGAGAAAATTACTCACAACCCTGAAGCAGAATCTAAACCAAACTTAAATCTATACGCACAAAAAAGAAATATGACTACTGCGGATAGAGTATTACAAAAAATAGCAAACATTAAAAAATAAATTTAAATTATGGCAACTACAACAAGTATCACAACTACTTATGCAGGAGAATCAGCAGGACAATATATCTCTGCTGCTTTGTTAAGTGGTTCAACTATTGAAAACGGTGGAATTACCGTTAAACCAAACGTAAAGTTTAAAGAAGTAATCAAAAAAGTAGCAACAGATGACATCGTAAAAGATGCAGGATGTGACTTTGACCCAACTTCTACAATTACACTTACAGAAAGAGTTTTACAACCTGAATTTCAGCAAGTAAACTTACAACTATGTAAGAAAGATTTCCAAAATGATTGGGATGCTATCTCTATGGGATATTCTGCATTTGACAGTTTACCTCCTTCATTTTCTGATTTCTTAATCTCTCACGTTGCTTCTAAAGTAGCACAAAGAACCGAAACTTCTATCTGGGAAGGAACAACAGCAACAAATGGACAGTTTGATGGATTAACTACACTACTTGATGCAGATGCTGCTCACACAGGTGGTTCTAAAATTGCAGGAAGTGCGGCAATTGGTGCGGCTTCTACGGTTATTACAGAATTAGGGTCTATTGTAGATGCAATTAATTCAAATATCTACGGTGGAGAAGATTTAAACATCTATATTTCTCAAAATATTGCACGTGCTTACGTAAGAGCATTAGGTGGATTTGGTGCAGCAGGATTAGGTGCAGCAGGTACAAATGCAATGGGAACTCAATGGTGGAATAACGGAAGTTTAACTTTTGACGGAGTTAAATTATTCGTAGCTAACGGATTAGCGGATAACACAGCAATAGCTGCTGAAAAATCTAACTTATTCTTTGGTACTGGTTTACTAGCAGACCACAACGAAGTAAAAATTATTGATATGGCTGACATTGATGGTTCTCAAAATGTAAGAGTTGTAATGAGATTTACAGCAGGTGTACAATACGGAATTGTAGAAGATATCGTATCTTACGGAATCTAATAAAAAAGATTAACTAACTTAAGGGGTGGGTAAGCCGAATTTGTGCCTACCTGCCCTTTTTTAATATAAAATAATTATGGCTTGTGATTTAACTCAAGGTAGAAAAGAACCCTGCAAAGATGTAGTAGGTGGTCTTAAAGCTGTTTATTTTACTGATTTCGGAGATTATGGAACGGTAACACAAACAGACGATGAGATTACTGATATGACAGGAACTTTTACTGCTTTTAAATATGAATTGAAAGGAAATAGTAGCTTCGAACAAGCTATTACTTCTTCACGTGAAAACGGAACGACTTTCTTTGACCAAACTTTAACACTTACTTTAAAGAAGTTAAGTAAAGAAGATAACAAAGAATTAAAACTATTAGCTTACGGTAGACCACACGTAGCAGTTGAAGATTATAACGGTAATGTATTTGTTATGGGTCTTGAACACGGTGCAGAAGTAACTGGCGGAACTGTTTCAACAGGTGCTGCAATGGCTGACCTATCAGGATATACTTTAACGCTAAACGCACAAGAAGTAAAACCTGCAAACTTTGTAGACAGTCCAACTACTGCTGACCCATTCGCAGGAATGAGTAGCGCAACTGTAACAGTAACAGAAGGAACAAACTCTTAAACCGAGTTTTATTTTGATAAATTAGGGGGCTTTATGCCCTCTTTTTTTTGCTTTATAAATAACAAAAAACAAGTAATATTATTGTATATATATGATAGTATTAGAAGAAAGTGCATCAGCACAAACAATCAATTTTATACCACGTCAATTTGTAAGCGGAGATAGTTATAATGTAACTATTGTGAATGAAACTACAAACGCAGAGGTTTACAATCAAGATACTACTGCAATAACAGAACACTTATACCACAATCAATATAGTGCGGTGTTTCCAGTAAAGCAGGATATAACATACACAATAACAATAACAGGAACTGAAGTAGTATATAAGGATAAAATCTTTTGTACTAATCAAGCTGATGTTACTTCTTATAGTGTTAACGAAGGTGCATTTATTTTTAATGATACAGATAACGAATTTATTACCGTATAATGGATAATTTACATATACTTAATTTAGCTTCATACAACAGACCTAAAATTAGCGAAGATAAAAATCGTGATTGGGTTAATTATGGAGAAGATAATGATTACTATTCTTACTTAATTGACCTTTACACAAACTCAACTACTAATAACGCTATTATAAACGGTGTTAGTAATATGATTTATGGTAAAGGGTTAGATGCTTTAGATAGTAGCAGAAAACCTAACGAATACGCTTCTATGCGTTCTATATTTTCTGATAGTTGTTTAAGAAAAATAACACTTGATTTAAAACTATTAGGAGAAGGTTCTATACAGGTGTTATACAAAGATGGTAACGTAGTAAAGGGAGAACATTTTCCACGTCAAACACTACGAGCGGAAAAGTGTAACGAAGATGGAGAGATAGAAGCATACTATTACTATCACGATTGGGCAAACCTTAAAAGAAGTGATAAGCCAAAAAGAATAGCAGCATTTGGATTTGGTAACGGTACTGAACCCGAAGTAAAAATCATTAAAAGGTATGTATCGGGTTACGATTATTACTGTCCAGTAGACTATCAGGGTGGTTTAGCGTACGCAGAACTAGAAAGTGAAGTATCTGATTACCTTATTAATGACGTACAGAACGGATTTAGTGGTACAAAGGTAGTTAACTTCAATAATGGAGTACCTGACCAAGAAAAGCAGATACAAGTTAAGAACGATGTAATGCGTAAATTGACTGGTGCAAGAGGCGAAAAAGTAGTAATTGCATTTAACAATAACGCAGAATCAAAAACAACTGTTGACGATATACCATTAAACGATGCACCTCAACACTACGAGTATTTATCTAATGAGTGTTCTAATAAGTTAATTGTAGCACACAGGGTAACAAGTCCTTTACTTTTAGGAATTAGAACAGAAAACAATGGTTTAGGCTCAAATGCAGACGAAATAAAGACAGCTGCGCTACTTTTTGACAACATAACAATAAAACCATACCAAGACTTAATTACTGATGCCCTAGACGATATATTAGCGGTTAACGGTATTAGTTTAAAACTTTACTTTAAGACTTTACAACCTTTAGCATTTATAGAAACTGATAATGCTATTACAGATGAAGCACGAGAAGAAGAAACAGGAGTAAAAGACGAACTAACATTATCTAAAGAAGAAAGTTTTGATGACAATGAAATGTTTGATTTACTTAATGAGTTTGGAGAAGAAGAAGATTTAGAAAATTGGGAATTAGTAGACGAACGTGAAGTAGACTACGACCAAGAAGAAACGTTAGACAAAATGATTGGTTTAGCTTCTACAGGAACTGCAAGACCAAACGCTAAAAGTGAACAAGATGGGGAAGCTGACGATATGCGTTTTAAAGTACGTTATCAATATGCACCATTAAAAACACAAGCAAAT